GAACCTACAAAAACTGCATTGTTAGTAACATTATTTGTAGTCTTCTTAGAATCATCCTCAACATCTTTGAGTTTCTTCTGAAGATCAATTAACTTATCAGTAGTATCCGCAACACTCTTAATTAACTGTCCTGCGACCTCATATGCCCTTGGACTACCTCCTTCACCCGCAACCTCCATAATACCATTGATTGCCTCCTGACCCTTTTCTATAAGGGAATAGAGGTTCGCACGACTATATTCATAATCCTTCTCAATATCTACATCTTTTGACTTAACAACCTCTGGTTTGGGGGTTGGTTTCGATTCAACAATTTCACTTGTCGTGTTGAGTGCTTCATCGATAGGATCATAATTATTACTCATGATAATCAAATATCCTCTTGTCTAGTAGGACTATAATCTTTAGCATCTCCTAAAAATTCCCAACTTTCAGTAAATCCAAAATCATCACCTGGTTCTGCAGTTATTGGGTTTGGAACTGCGGTATATCTCATTTCACGTTTTGCGGTTTGAGTATTTGTATCTGCGTACATATCAACTTGTACCTTACGAATGAGACCATCCGTGCTTTCTGCGATTGGACCAAACAGATATGTTTTTGCGGTAAATCTCAATGTGTAGATAAGTGCTCTTCTTGTTTGAAATGAACCTTCATAATCATCCTGGAAATCAATACTGTCAAGTACGATTGGAATATCTCTCTTTTCTCCAATAGAACTAGCAAGATCAACTGTTAGATTAAATGATGGTTGAAAAAATGGAAGTATCTGCTCAATAATCTGAAGTGCATCATCATTTAATTTTGAAAAAATATTGAGTTCAAATCCAATATTGTATGGTACTGGCATGAAAACTTTTTTTGTGTTTCCAGAAGTATCATTAACCTTAAATGTTTGAGTTACACCAGTTTTTCTTGTAGGGTCATATTGTATAGAAGTCATTTCAAATGACATTCTGGGAAGAGTAATAGCAATTGATTTTGATAATTGCTCTTGCTCTTGAATTTTTGTCAAAAACTTCTGCATTGGTCCATAAGAAAGACCAACTTTAGTTTCATCCAAAATACTACCATCACTTTTCGTGTGACGAATTATAACATTATTGAATAATGTACCAAAACTAATAATAGTTTTTCTTATAATTTCGTGATAAAAATAAGTTCCTAACATTAATAACTACCAAAAGGATTTGACTCTGTAAAATCTAATATGCCATCAGCTTCCAATTCAATTTCTTCATTGACATCATATGGGTTGTCATAACTTTCATCATCATAGTTTTGAACAACATATCTAGCAGATGAAATTGATCCGACGATTATTTCGCCAGTAGAAAACTTACCAGTATTTAGTGATACTCTAAGATTGGTTATAGGAGCAACACCTGGAGTTACTGAAACTACTGTTCTAAAGTCTCTAACTCTTCCTGTTACTCCTGAAGACTCACCAGTTACTAACTCATTGTAAACAAATGTACCAACACCAACTGTAGAGAATCCTGCAATATTGATAGTTGGTGCTTCTGTATATCCAGCACCAGGTCTGATTAAATTAATTGCATCAAGTTTGTTATCACTAGAAATACTTGCGACACCAATTGCAGTTGTTCCACCAGAAACAACAGATCCAACAATTTCTATGGTAGGTGAAGTTGGATATCCCTTTCCTTCATTATCAATTCGAATACGATTAATATTGAAGTCTGTTGTTTGATTTATAGAACATGTAGCAGCTGCCCCCGTTCCTCCACCACCAGAGATTGTTATTGTTGGAGCAACTGTATATCCAATACCAGAATTAGTAATTTCAATTCTGTATATAGATTGAACATTTCCGACACTGGTTGTAATGGCAACCGCAGTTGCGGTATTGATTCCAGATTGTGGTGCTGAAAATGTTACGGTTGGTGTGGATGTATATCCAGAACCATCATTATTTAAGAATACCTGTGAAACACCTCCCGTTGCCATAATGGGAGTTGCGGTAGCAGTTATGGCAGAACCTACAAGAGTGAGTGATGTAATATATCCCTCATCTTCTACGGTGTTATCAACTTCATCAATTGCAGTATCAATGAGTTCATTCTCATATTCATAAAGTTCACAACTCAATTCATAAGTATAACTTGATCCCAATTGATAAAATGGTTTTTCATGTTCAACTCTCTTAATTTCAAATAATCTTTCACCAAGTGGAAAATAAATTAAATCTCCTTCTTTAGGTCTTGTAATTAAATCTGCGAAATCATACTCAGTAATTAAACCCTCTCTAATTCCAGAACTGATTCCTTCCAAAAATGGTGCGATAAATTCTTCATATCTTTCTCTAGATATTGTCAAACTTATTTCATTCTTCAATCTCAAACCAAACTTGGTCATAATATCACTGTCAGGAGCATATCCATCAAAATTATTGATATATGCTTCTATCGCAAAAACATCATCAAATTTTGATGACTGAATTTCACGAATAATATTATCTGTCTTAAATATTTTTCTGGGCAAATAATAAACTTCAATTCCGAACATTTTCAAATGTTCATTTATTAAATCCTGAACGAGAAACTGTTCATTCGGAGATCCTTGTAGAAAAAACGGATTTAATGTCATGAGTATTACCCAATCAAGTCCATGGGTGGTAATTCGTAATCGGATGCCATTCTTTGTTTTATTTCATCCAATTCTCTTTGACCATCATCATATATTTGCCTGCCATTAAGTTCTAATCCACCGGGTAATTTAACACCAGTAAATTTAATTAAGTTTTGTCCCCACTGTTTTTTGATCGCAGCAGTGAGATATCTTTTAACAAAACTATCATTATATATTTTTGAAAAGTTTTCAGGATCTAATGCTCTATAACACTCTATAACTAAGTAATTGCCTGCGGATTGTGCTTTCCAATCAATATCAAGATATAATCTATTTTGTCTCTGATTAAATCTAACTTGCTTATCTGTAGTCAGTAACATATCAATATCTTCTAGATATGTTTTAGTCATTGCATATTGTAATAATTCAACAGAGTTGAAATAATACAAATCATTCAAGAATAACTGATACTTGATACTAAACATTCCACCAGAAATAGAACTAGTATCAAATTTGAATATCTTTTCAATACCAATTACAGAATCAGGAACCTGAATGAAGTTTGATGTCTCATAAAAGTTGGAAGTAATCGTACCCAAACCGGCAATATTTGTTGAGCTTCCTGTTGTAGTGACAATTCCCACACCAGTTGTAGTTACACCAACAGTTGCGGTTCCACCTCTTCCTCTATCAATATCCTCTTGAGAAATTTTATATTTTAAATATGTTTTTTCTACACCATCAAAATGTCTTTCATTAAAATACTGAATGGTATCATCCAATAAATCATCAACCTGCTCGTCTGCTACATTAATTTCAAGAACAGGTGCACCAAGTTGTCTTAAACAATAATCCTTAAGTTCTTCTCTAGTAGTTGGTTTTGCCATCAGAATGATCCTCCATCAATAAGTCCGGCATCAAGTGTTCCTGCAACAAAAACATTATTCGAAAAAGTTGCCACTCCAACAAATGTTGATAGTCCCGCAACTCTTAGATTTTGTGTGGTGGTTAATCCGGTAACTCCAAGAGTTCCTGTCGTTGTAATGCCAGTGATATTAGCATTACGTGCGGTAAATTCATCAAAAGTTAAATCATCAGCAACATAAAGATCTCCACCAACATAAAGATCACCACCAGTAGTCGTAATGCCACCAGATGATGCTAACGTAGTGACACCAACAACATTTAATGTTTCACTGATGTTTGTTATATCTAATTCTGTAGTGCCATCTACGTCAAGATTTCCATTTACATCAAGTAAAGTACCTACTGTGGCAATACCAGTTATATTCCAATTTCTTGCTGTTGCCTCATCATATATTATGTCATCAGCAACATAAAGATCACCACCAACGTAAAAATCACCACCAGTAGTTGTAATACCACCAGAAGACGCTAAGGTCGTAATACCAACAGATTTGAATGTGCTGTTAACATTTAAACTATTTAAAATATCAACAGCTGCGTTGATATCTAAATCAGATGCAAAAGTTGAAACTCCCGCAACAGTAAGTCCTTCACCAATATGAACCTTTTTCCCAACTCCAAGACCACCATTAACAATCAATGCTCCAGTTGTTTTAGAGTTTGATTGTGTAGTATTTGAAAATGTTACAATACCTGAAATATTTAAGGATGACGAATCAATAGTATCCGTCATGAAGAATGTTTCGGTAGAAACATCCCAGACCAAAATTAAACCATCTTTTGCTTTTGAAGATGAGTTTACGTCAGTTAGATTAATTAGTCGTGTTGGTGGTGCAGAAGCATTGGATAATACACGAATTACGTTCTGAGAACCAATTCTATCGTTTATGTTAGGCATTACCTACTTACTCCTGCTCTTACTAATGCTGACCCTTCCACGGCTTTGTACTCTTTGCCGTTAGCTGAAGTTATTTTTATGTCATATACATATCTACCAGGTTTCAAGGATGATGATTGTGTTCCTGTTAGACTGATTGATAAAATTCCCAAATCGGCAGATGTTACAGTAGATCCAAAAGATACTGCAGTAGATGATGAATAATGTTTTCTCAGTTGTCCAGAAACTGATGATCCAGTTAAATCCAAACTAGAATTTGTTCTAGTATCCTCTAATTGAAAAGATGTATCGAAATCAAATCCTTGCTCAATCACAATGTTGGATACATAAACAGCCATTATTTTATGATGCTAATATACCTCTAGCTATTTATATTATTTGTACAGGCTAGTTATTTTGAAGAAATTGTTTAAGTAAAGTCTTTATTTCATCAATATCTTTCTTCATTTCATCTAGTTCTTCTTTTTGAGATTTTTGTCTTTCTATTTTTCTCAATCTTTGATTATACCCGACAGTATCATAATTTAAAATTGCCCCAGTATCCTCATCTCGATAAAGATGAGGATGATCTTTAACTTTAGATAAGTTCTTCATTTCAGTGCTATAGTTCTAAGGTCTCTGATGATAGGATAGTTTGCTTGATCTGTTGATGACATGACAATTTTGATCCTATATCCACTGAAATCTTCCAAACCATTTGCAGTAAATTCATATTCCAGATATTGATTTTTTTCACTTGCTGGAACTCTAACATCGGGTCTTCCGTCATTTAATGCGGAATTAACAACTTTTAAAGTACCATCAGAGGTTGACTCAAGATTATTAAATCCTGGGAAGAGTTCAAATTCTTGCTCAATTCCAACAGAATCTTCTCTAATCAAACTATAGAGAACTCTAATATCTGCTGGGTCTGGTCTATATGCCGTTAATAGGACTTTAAGAGATGATGCTGGTTGTGCAAGATTTATTATATTTGAGACATAAATTGCGTCATGTGAATCATTATCAATTGAATTGGTAGAAGAATCTGTAGCATAATTTGTTACAGGTCTATTGATAGCATCTGAGATAAATTCTACAACAGAATCATTCAATAATATCATTGGTGACAGATTTTCATTGGTTGTATTTAATGTTACTGTAGAATTAAATGACCTATTTCCAGATACATTATCAAATGCTGATTGATTTAATTCATTTGCTCTAGAACAAACAATACGTACAGAATTTAAGTCATTTTCTTGATTTGGAATTACTGGTTCTACGGCATTTTGGAGAATGAAGGAAGTTTCACTTCCACTAATACTTGTTCCTGTTGTAGTTCTAATATTAGAAGTTACTGAAGTTTCTTTTCCTGGAGATATTATATTAAATCTAGGATTAATTCTATTAAACATAATATTCTCAGATGCCTTGATTTCGGCACCACCACCAATTAATTCAGTGGCAAAAGATACTTGTGGATATAAACCACCATTCGTTGATCTATTAATTCCTATCGATTTTCCTTCAATAGTTGATGTCGCACCTCTATCAATTTCAACATAATATCCGTTGTTTTCAATATCAGTATCTGAAATATCATAAACCACATTATTAATTCTTCTCAATGAAATACCATTGAATTCATATTTCATTATCTGATCACCGATCTCATGAGTTTCTACAACTCCTTCAACTCCTCTGGTATTAATAGTCAACTGAGTTGTAGTTGCGGTGCTGTATCCAATAATTTCATCTCCAATTTTGACATAACCGAGGTTAGATGCACTGACAGGTTGACCTTCAAATGTTTGGAAAATATCAGAAGACTCAATTTGAATTGTTCCAGAACCACCAGTCGTAGCAGGAAGTTGTGAAGTTAATTTTGATGGTGCTAAATCAGAAGCAACATCATACAACTCCAACTTATTATTATTAGCATACATTCCATGATTGAAATGATCAACATGTAAATAATTTCCGGAGAAAATACCACCGTCTTCAGTTGAAGTTAAGACATCAGTATTGGCAAGAGAAACTTTGGTGGTATCAGTGCTATAATAAACTAAATCCCCAGTTGGAATTGAACCTTGAACATTCGTTAGATATAAAGTATCAGGATTACCACTAGCAGTAACTGTGATAACTGCATCCCTACCAGTTTGATTTGATCCATTTGTAAGAGAAACAATATCACCACTTACATATCCAGATCCTGCTTGAACAACTGATATTCCAGTAATACTTCCACTAGAATTAACACTACTAACATTGACCGTTAGTCCATTACCACTACCAGTAATATTAGTTGTGCTTCTCGTACCAGTATTATAATTCAAACCAGCATTAGTTGCTGTAACACCAGAAGAACTACTTCCAGTAGAAACAATAGTACCAAAACTGTTTCCTGCACCTGCAATTCTTCTACCAGCAGTCAAAATACCAACTAAAGAACTGGCAGAACTAATGGTAGTGATACCAAGAGTTACATTTTTTGGTAATGCTGTAAGTGAATTTTCTTCAAGTGTTGGAACATATCCATTACTAGAATCGAGCGGAGGATTTCCAAAATGTACAATACCAGTATCTGCAGTGAATTTTGCTTTGTATAATTTGAATTTAAGATCCTGTTCTTGAGCAGGAGTCCATGTTGAACCATTTTGTGACTTGAATAAACTTCCAATTGCAAATTGTACGGAATATTTTATTGCTTGAGAATTTGGAAGATCTTTAGTCTCAATGGTTCTTTCTCCCATCTTTGCGGTCCAAACTTCATATTGATCCGAATTCGGAGCAAGTAAAACTAACGCATATTCTTGACCAGGAGGGAGATAAATTGGTTGATCAAATGTTACTCTTGTTGGAGTTTGTGCATTTGCTGAGGTGTTTACCTTACTTGGTAATAAAGTTTTTCCTTCACCAATTCTATTTAAAGTTGGTATTCCAAGTTCAACTGATCTTATCTCAACTTTAACAGGTTCATTACCATCTGGTTTTGATGCGAAGAATAAATCTACTTCTGTTAAAAATACTCCATTATCATCATCGTTGTCACCACTAAAATCAGGTGCCTCAATATCTCTACCAACAGTAAAGGTTTGTGCCAGAGGATCCGCTCTACGAGTAATTGTTCTTGTTGCGGATGTAGTTATCCTTGTGGTTATAGTAGTTATTCTCTGTAATTCACGGAATGTACCTCTCGCAGTATAAGTTGCATCACCTGCAGAAATTAAACTGCTACCTGGTAGTGGAGTTTTATTCGTTTTACTACTACTCAATCTAAATGTTTTCTTTCCTGTAAGAATTCTTGGATTTGGTGCCGGATTTACGTGTGGATTTTTAATAAAGAATGATCCAAATAATGTGCCATTAGCATCAGAGATAAGTCTTAAATCCTTCACATAAGCAATTGCACCACTAGTTTGTCCAACAATTTTTGCACCTTTCTCAACATATCCACTAAAACTGCCTTGTGCTTCTGATGACAGAGCATTTAAGTCGATATTTACTGTTTTGGATGATTGACTATATCCAGAAGGTATGGACTCCGATGTTACGTATGGATTTGTGGTATAAGTAGTTGATGGAGAATTAAAGTTTCCTTCTTTATGATTTGATGCTGCCAGTCTAAATGTTCCTATTCTATTTCCATCCTTATAAACTCTTATTGTTTCTCCTTTTTGGAAAGCACCATTAGAGGAACCGTAATTATCTAGAGTATTAGAGTTTGCGATTTCAATCAGTTTTGGAATAAAATCTAAGTTACTATGATTATCTAAGAATTGATAGTGTCTTGCAAGAGGTCTGAATAATGTTCCAAAGAAAGAAACGTTTCTGGAACGAATATATTTTTCAGATCCCGAAGAAACAAGAACCGTATTGACATTGGAACTCGTGCTTCTACTTGTGTTTGTCTCTATTCGATCTCCCCGTGAAGCACCGAATCGGGTCCTTGTTCTTGTTACACCCAGATCTCGTCTTATCGTTCTTCTAACTGTGCGAGGTGCAAGTCTTATTGTCCTTGTCCAATTATCTCTATCTGGATTTAATTTAATTATTCCATTATACTCTATAACATGGAATGGGTTTACATTTTCAACTCTAGTAGCAAAACTTTGATTTAACCAATCAACCGAGTCATATTTTAATGTGACCGCATTGCCTGTTTTTTGTACATTTGAATCTAATAAATCATAATTTTCCTCAGAATCAAACAGACTTAATGGTTGCTCTACAGCTGGAACTAATTTTTGTTGTAAAGTATTTCTAAATGCGATTGGTCTCAGTTCTTCACCAATAATATCGGCAGTTGTTAAATTATCATCAGACAAAGATCTATCATTAAAATCATCTACAAATATTCCACTCTTAAATCTATTATTTCCATCAGAATCCTCAACTCTTAAAGATTCTGTGCTGATTTCTAATAAACTTAAAGATGTAACTCTTTCTAAATTTTCAACTCTATCTTCAAGATTACCAATATCTCTCATGGTATATCTTCTGTTGTCTATCATGCTTATTTCAGCATCATCAACATTATACAAATATGCAGGAAGATTAATTTGTCCCAACTGCATTAAATCAGTATCTTCATTTTCTGGTGGAACTGGTTCTTCAGAGGAAATACCTTTTCTAATAATAACACTTCCAAACTTATCAAGATATACTCTATCAATTCTAGGAAGATAGAAATCATATCCAATTATTGATCCCTCTCCAGGTTTTAGTACGAATTTTGGTTCGGTTCCAAAATTTCTTGATGCGAAATCAAATGGAGATGATGTTGTTACAGTAAAATTTTGAACCCTTGGTCTAAAATCTAATGTATCAGAAGATCTAACTTCTCTTGGTCCAATTGTAGGAATGTCCTGAGAAAATCTATCTGCATCATAACTAAGGACAGTAAATACATCTCCAGAATCAGATGCTGGAATTGTGTAATGATCATATACAATTAATAATCTCTTTTCTGGAACTTGAGTTCCAACTCTGGATAATCTGGAGAAATCATAATATTCATTTTTTTGTCCTTTATCGAGTACAAAATTATTTGTAATATTTTTGTACTTACCTAAAGTTATTGCTTCTACTTCAGAAACTATTCCAGATTCTTTAAAGGTTACATTTTCTCCTACAGAAAATGTTTGATCATTTAAATAAACAATACCGATATTATTCGAAGGAATTGCTGGTGTTGCTGATGAAGATGAATTTTGGACAATTCTTGCCAAAGCTCCACTATCAGAACCAATAATATCTTCACCAATAATCGCATTCGTATTTATTTGAGATATTGATGAGAATTGAATTCTATCTAAAATAGGATCAGCAGTGTTTGTTGACTCATATACTGAGAGAACTTTAGCAACATCTGGAACATTCAAAGAAATTTGATCATCTTGAACTCTCAGTCCATAATATTGATTGTAAGTTAATCCATCATTGATTGAATTACTAGTTGCCGCACCAGACTGAGCAAGTGTAGAAAGATCTACAATTCTTACAGCACTTCTAGTGTATTCTTTAATTTTACTTTGAATTCCATTCTTTTTGAGAGTTGCATTTACAACTGCATTACTACCATTATTCAATCCTGTAATAGTTACATCATTTCCATTTAAAGTAAAAGAATCTGATGTTACTGTTCCGATTCCTCCACCACTATAGTGTACAGAATATCTTTCTTGATCAAATGCTTCAAATGATGCGCTAGTAATTCCAGTTACATTGGATAAGTTAAATGTTACTGAATTTCCAGAAATATTTAATCCCGTAATTTGTCTAGTCACAGATA